CCTTTTAAGGCCTTCTATTTCACGATTTAACTTCTTCTCGGCATGGCCATCTAAAATTCTAAAAGTGACGTTATTTTGGCTGTGAGGTAGCTCAAATTCGAATTCATTCCTTCCTTTAGTAATCTTACTTTCGTCAAAGTACTTGTTTTCTAATTCTGCTAAGTTTACATTCTGCTCCTTACCAATAAAAGTGAATTTGTAATCACTCCCATATCCTAATACTCTAGCAGCTATAAGTGCAGCATTTTTGTCTCCTACAATCAGATCATCTACTTTTACTCCCTCTGTTACAATTAGAGATTCTAAAAGTTTGTCTAATACTGTTCCTTTCTGAATGTAATTTTGATTTGTAAGGATATCTTCTTCCTTAGCTGTCATGTACTTTATTTGTATAACTCCTTTTGAAAGAACATTATCTTCAGGATAAAGTAATCCTTTTGAAGGTAGCACAACTTCTTCTGTTGGCATTTTTATTTCGCTCATAATCTTTTTAGATAACTATCTCTTATAAATATATATAAATTGATTTTTAGATACAAAAAAACCCGACATAAAGTCGGGTCCTTTCAAATATTTGGAGTGGATTAGAAATTCAATACACAGTAATCAGGCTGTACTGTCATGGTGATTTCTTGTGCTGCATTTTCAGTGTCATAGTTGTAAGCACCAAATGCTGCAGAAGTAATAAGGGCTCCTTTGATTACCCATTGTGATACGATATCACCTACAGGACCTAACACATCAAATGTTAAATCTTTTTTGTAGAAGTCAGAGTAACCATCACGACCTGTTACAGATTCGTGGTGTAGTCTTACCCATTCCATTACAGCTTGTGCACCTGATGGTGTAATAGGATCAAACAAAGTGAAGTCAATTGTTCCCCAAGTTGTTTTTCCCTTTACGTATCTTTGTACATTGATATGATTTAAGGTGACTGTCCCTTGTGTTAGAGATACAGCACTTACTCCTTTCACCATATATGCAGGGAATCCATCAATAAGCATTCTGAACCTATTTGCCTGTTTTGGTTCGAACTCGGTGAAAAAGATATCATTTGATTCTACTATTGCCATCTTGTGTTCTTTTTATTATAAATATTTAATTTTCAGTTTTATTAGGCTGGGAATGTTGCTCCCGTTGGTAAGACATTAAAGTCTAAGATTATAAATTCAGCTGTTTTAGTTGGTTGTAGATAAATTTGTCCAACAAGCTCATTTCTGTCTACTACATCAGGCCCATTGTTAGACTCATCCATTACAACTTTGAAAGCATACAGTCCTTGTCTCTGTCTTACAGACTCTAAGTATGGATTTACTTGAGTAAGGAAGTTGTTTCTTGTTGCAGCTGAATTTTGCTCAAATACTAATGAATCAGAAATTTGAGAAATATAATTTTTGAGAGAGATTAACAATCTACGTACATTTACTCTATCAAGTGCTGTAGCAGCTTTTTGTAGAGTTTTCTGACCAAATACTACTACTCCTGCTTGTGGGAAAGTAGCTATTGGGTTTACGTTAGCTGTGTAGAGTGTGTCTCTTGTAGCTGATGCTAACTTTTTCTCTGCTCTAATTACTGTTCCTAATCCTCCTCTGTTAAGACCTGCAGGTGCAAACCATGGTTCAGAAGATCTATCAGTGAATGCCATTACTCCAGGAATTACAGTTGAAGCAGGTACCCAAACAGTTTGTCCTGTATCAGGATCGATTGTTTGTACCCATGGCCAGTAAGCAGCAGCATAGCTTGTATTGTAAGTTGCAGCTTGTGTAGTTACAGTAGCTGTTTCAGCACCCCAGTTTACAAGATCAACAATTGCGATGTTATCTCCTCTATTAATAGCTACACTAGAAAGTGAAGTTACTTGAGAAGCAGCATTTTGAGTTGTAAGTCCAGGTGAAGAGATTACATTAAATCTATAGTCATCTTTATTGTTTAATAGGTTTAGTGCAATGGTATAATCTGTTCCAGTAAGTCCTTGAATGTTTCCTGTGGTAACATTGTCATAGAATTGTGCTGGTGATCCTGTTGCTTGAGAATATAGATCTCCAGTTGCTCCTGAGAAGGATCCTGATCCTGCTGTTGGTATAGAAGCAGTATATTGAGATTTTACATTTCCATCATTATCAAAATAGTCAGGAGTCTTTTGGTATACAGCAGAAACTCTAACATAGCTTGACTTGTTAGTGTAAGACCCTTGATTTTGAATATAGTATTGTCCTCCATCACTTTGAACTGTTTCAGTAGAGTTACCAATAACTTTTTCAATGTAGTTATCAGCTTTAGGATCTAATGAAAGATTTTGCCAAGTTTCAAGGACAGTTTTTTCATTTGTTGTATCATCACCACGTCTAATCAATAAGCTGAATACTCCTGATTCAGTATTTGGATTAGCAATTTCCCAACGAATGTTATCAATTGATCCAGATGCAAGTGCTCCTCCACTAGACAGAGATCCTGAACTATTCATGATAGTTCCTTCAGACAACGTTGTAAGTTGGAAAGTATTTGATGCTGTTGTTATATTGTTATTTACTGTTGTCGAAGTTGCTGGTGTAAATGATCCTGAAGTAACACGAGTTACTAATAAGGAATCACCTCCATTTTGGAAGTAATTAAATGCCCCAATAGAAGTAAAGTAAGAAAACTGTTGACTTCCACTCTCAAAAGCAGCTCCAAAAATTGCTTTATACTGAGAATATGAAGTAACAAGTCTTGGTTTCTCAACTGGTCCTTTAGGAGTAGGACCAACTATTGCAGCTCCAGCTTGTATGGGTTGTGCAGTTACAAACGAAGAATCGTTCTCTCTTGCTAGTACACCAGGTGATAATAATGTCTCTGCCATTGTATTTTATTGTTTAATAAACGTTTTATTATAAATACTAAAACTTTTTCTAAAATTTTATTTTTGTGGAGTTATTTCTCCTGTTTCTGTGTTTAAGAGACCATCCCCATACTTTTTTGTCAGTTCAGCAGCGAAATCGGCTCTGATTTTGTCAAACTCTTTTTTAGTTTGTTTTATTTGATCTTTTTGCTCATCTAAATTTTCCTGTTGATAAGCAATTTGACCTAAGGCAACTATAATTTCATTTTCTTTTTCTTGAAACTTTTTTAACTTTTGCAACTCTTCTTCAGTCAAAACTTTTTTTTCCATTAATATATGTTTATTTGTTTATAATAAATATTAGTGTTTTACTCCAAAGTTGATATGTTTTGTACAGTTTCTGTTGTAACTGTAACTTTTGCTTTAGAGTTAAATGCTTTGAGTGCATTTAGGTCTTTTTGAAGAACTTCTGGAATGATTTGCCCTCTTAATCTTATAGTAAAATTACCCCTCACTAATCTTTCTTGGCCATCAGTAAGTTCAGTAGTACTCCCAAAGTTATCTATGAAAGCTCTAAACTTATATCTTTCAGGATTTCCCCAATAAGAATCAGATGCATATTCAATGGCTTCTATAACACCATTCAACTGTTCCATATAATAAGTCTGTATAATGCAATCATATGTTATGGTTACAAAATCACCCACTACAATAGCTTGAGATTGTTGTACAGGTTTTCTATTATTTAAAACATCGAAATTATTATAAAAGTTTTTACTATTATAACCTTTGTCTAATGAATAATATAAGTGTGGTGAGTTAGAATCAATCTTTGCGGTTACCGATCTATCTTTTTCAAGATTTGTTCTTTGAACAACTAGAATGGGTAACATAATTCTACCACTTTTGTCTCTATAGAAACCATCTTTTTGTTGTGATTTCCATCTTTCAGGATTACCATAAATTACTGGTACAGAAATATATCTACTGTTTTGGTAAACTGAGGGTTGTATTACTTCATTGAAATAGTAAAATACTGCTTCATCAATATCTTGTACACCTACTTTGAAAGATTTAGTTGCATCATTTTTAGCAGATAACTTTGTTGATCTGTTAAAATTGATTCCTGTTTCTTTCTCGTTAGGGTTAGGTGCTGTATTAGGATTTCCTAATTCATCTATATATGGCTCTGCCAACTCTCTTTCCATTTCAGCCTGAGTTTGTGGTCTGGGCTTCATGTTTCTTTTTGACAAAGGGGCTTCAGGCACTGCAGGA